ACTAAACGCATCCGCGATGAGTTCGAGGTTTGTATTGGTCTTCGTACCCCATGAGCCAGAGTTCTCCCCTGTGGCCATTTCTTCGAGGCGAAGGTCATTTTCATAGGTACTAGCCATGTTATACTATCCTTTAATTAATCGATACGGATCAAACCAGCCGCGCCCGGTGCTGGGAACACGATACGGAATGTGCCTGCGGTAACTGTAAAATCACCACCAAAGTTTAACACCGCAATGGCATTTTTACCAGCCAATGTATCGTTATAGATCAAAGCGCCAGCCGTTGTGAATGATGCTGATGTCCACTCTGGGTTATCAAAGTCAACATATGCTGTTGTGCCGCTTGTGCCGATCACTGGATTAGTGAGGACTTCGCCGCCAGTGGTGTATCCACCACCACTCGCAACTTCGTTGGCTGCGCCAGTGTAAGTAGTTGTTGCCGCATCAAGTGACGCAGATGAAGTAAACAGGGCAATTTTAATGGAATCTGTATCCATATCCTGTTCTTTTTGGAACAAGTCTTCTTTAAAACTTGTACACATTGCTTGAGTAATAGCCATTATAAGCCTCCGTTATATTCTGCTGCGTAGTCTCGCTGCATCTCTTGTACAAATAATTGCACTGCTTCGTCAAATTGTGTCTTGTAAAGCGCCAATGTTTCTGCTGCCTTTAAAAAGGCTGATGCTTCGTATAGACACGCTGCTAATAACACATTTTCTGCGTTATCTCCAATCCAAGTATTTGTGTTACCTGAACTCAATCCTGTTTCTGGGGCGATAAAATCTACTTCATATGTTGATGCTGTGGCATCTGGAGTAGGTGCAACCATGATAGTTGTGCCGCCTATGGCCGCTGTCTTTGTGGCATACATTTCTGGAATGCCTTCAGTTGTAGCGTTTGGCCAGTAGTCTCGCAGATACGAATCTACCCTGTGATTGAGATAGGCAGTTGAGTTTGATGTCACGACAGATACCTGTCGGATCATTCTTGCTGAAGGTACAACATATTCTGATGTGCCTTGAACCAAAGCCGCTGAAGTATTGTTCCTGAAGCAAGGCAGGTTAGGCAACCTCTGAAAGATCATCTCTTCAGCCTGCGCTATGATTTGATCGATAGAAGTTGTCAGCTCTGCGCTGTTGTCTTCTAGGAAGTTTTCGATGTTTGCCACTAATTGTGTATAATTCATATGCCAGCACCCCAAGCGTTTGAACCCCAAGTATCGTTGCCCCAGCCGCCTGCTGGATCGACAGAGCCTATTGCACCCGTGCTTGGTATTCCTGTTTCAGCTATTTCTGATACCGCAACTTCTTCACCTGTAACGGCTACTCCGCCCAGTCCAGTAATTGGGCCAGCAATAACATTAAAGTCACTACCTGCGCCAGTTCCGATGATGTGGATCGTCCCTGCGCCAGACACACCAGCAACTGTTATTTCAGATACGGCTGTCTCTGTGCCTATCGCACCCGTTCCAGCTATACCTGTCGCTGCAATGTCTGCCTCTGGAACACCAGTATTAATAGATCCAGTTCCCGCCACTCCTGTGGTGACTTCTTCTGATTCTGGAACTTCAGTGCCAATAACACCAGTTCCTGCGATGCCATCAACAACAGTGGCAAAGATCAGGTCACCAAGTGCGCCTGTACCTGCCACACCATTAACATTTGCGTCTGTCGAAATAACAATTTCGTAATCTCCAAGCGCACCTGTGCCAGCCGCTGCATTAATTGCAGGGTTTGGAAAGACCGTGCCTGTAGCGCCCGTACCAGCCACGCCAGTAACAACAGCGTCCATTTCTACCACAGACCCATGTGCGGCCACTCCAAGCCCGTGTACGCCTACTGGTGGGCGATCTTGGATGGGCGTGAAGATGTCAAAGTTGTACCCCAGAAATACAGTCGCATTTTCGGGGTCTGTATCTGGACGTGGATTAAAGAGTGCTGTCGCATCGACAACATTCTTTGCTGGTGTGAGCTGCGGTTGTTTTGGCTCCCAGTCATCTGGAGATACGCGAAGGCCATCCCAAGTTGTCCTAAGTTCCGTATATGGAACCTTTAGGCCACCTCTGTCGCTTATCGCTTGGGATTTTTTGCCTCTTGCGTATTTTGCCATTAATATAAATTCAGCGCAGTGGGCTGAACCCTCAAAGATACACCATCATTGTCGGATGCTGCTGCAAAGCTAAATGCTCGTTCATACATTTCGTTTAGCATTGTAAACTTTTCAACCGCGAATTTCATTGCCAATTTGCTTGCCAGCCCAGCGCAGATGCACTCGTTCCAGCGGTATGGAATATCTGCATCTTGGTTTGACGCCGTTACGTCTTCGAGCTGCCTGATTGCCCAGTAAACCATGCTGTATGTATCCCGATCTGGAACCTGCCAGAAATATGCGACAGGCGTGTATTGCTTGTCTAGCATATATTGGCTTGGCTTACCGCCAGAGTTTTTGTTTGGAAGCTGGTTATAATCTGCAATAGAAACGCGATTGATGATCTGATCTGAGGTGTCGGTCCCAGAGCTGTCACGGATCACAGCATCTATAATATCTATTGTGCCTGCTGGCAGTGTGTATTGCAGTGTGCCGTTCACCAGCGTCAAAGTTTGCTGCTCTACAGCCCAATAATTGATGCCACGGTTTGCCCACTCAGCAAAGAGCAGGTTAAGGCTGCGCCGTGCAGACACAGCTCTATTTCCAGTTTGAGTTTGGGTATCAATACCGCAACGCTCGAATGCTTCCGTTATGATCTCTTCAACATTTGGTTGAAATGCTACGGTTCCTGAAGTCGCCATTATGTAGACTCCTCAATGATGATGCCATCAAACGATGCTGACATGGCATTCGCTTGGTTTTTGTTGCAAATTGCCCTGACTTCAATATCAGATTTTTCTGGGATCTTAATGGGCTGGGAAAACGGATAGATTATTTCGGATTCGGAAACATCAACCTTGACCGCTGTGCGGAATACTTCGCCTTCATTGCGCACCAAAAAACGCACGGTCATAAATACGCCACCAGAAGTGGCTGTTCCGTGAGACGCTATACCTTTATTAACATAAAGACTTTTTCCTGCTGGCACAGTGTATACAGCCATCAATGTCTGGTTTTCTCCAGCACTTATTTGTGCATATGTTGTACCGCCGTTGGCGATTGCAATATTGCCTGCTGGTGCAGAAGATCCAGTTATGTAAGCTCTGAAAACACGCAAAAATGTTTGTGTGGTTGTGTATGTCCCAGACCCATCTAAAGTAAATGCCTCTGATACTTCGTTGTAATTTGCATCTAGACCAAAAATCAGGCCAGTAACGCCTGAATCTGTTGCCCCACTTGCACTTGTTGCAGTCATGGCAACAGCAGAGCTTGGATATGCGTATATACCACCAACATCCCAGATAGTTTCTTCTACGTTGATGATATTGCTGTTGTATCCGTATTTAAACAACGGAGTGTGCCAAGATATTTGGCCTCTAGCCACCTGAAGTTCAAATGGCTCAGTTTTACCAACTCTTGTTATTGATGAGATCTGAGCCATTTGGCTACTCCTTAATATTCTTTGATCACTCGCAGAACAAGTTGATAAGAATCACCAACAGCCCCCGCGCCAGTAGTTGTAAACTTCACATCACCAGTTGGGTTTGTTCCATATGACAAAGTCGATGGAAGACCACCAAATTTGCTAAAGTCATGGTATCCAATATCGTCTTCGCCAATGTGCATCATAATGATGTCAGTGTCAGCATCTGCCAACACTTCAACGGTCATACTTTTAATGACCCACCAACCCTCAATAATACGAACTGCGATGCATGGATCTCCATTCGCGTTGGGGGCTAGTGTGGAAACATCAATTTTTAGGACAGCACTCTCATCGCCAGTATCAACGTACTGATACTGAAATGCCATGACTGCCTCTCTAGGAGTATCACTTAGCGTTTTTACTGAGGAAATATCAGCCATTTGCTAGTCCTTGTTTTTTGCAGGACGGCCACGTTTTTTCTTAACTGGCGCTTCTGTCCATGCCTCATTTACATCAGGCGTAGAAGGATCGTCAGCTTTTAACGTACCGTCTGAGTTTCGAGCGCGAACTTTGACAGTTTCAGAGCCTCGCCGTGCAATTTCTTCTTCAGAAGCTGGTTTGAACCTACTCATAACCTAGCTCCTTACGCTGCTGCGATTGTAGCACCTGTGTCAGAACGCTTCCAATCTGTGCCATCAGAGAAGGCTAGAATTGCAGCGCCAGCAGCACCGTTAGAAACGTAAACGATAGTACCTGCGCCTGCATCAGAAGCTGATGGAGCGTTTGCAACTGTGTATGTTGGAACGATAATATCGCCTACAAAACCGTTGGTAGAGGTAACTGGACCTGTGAATGTGGTATTAGCCATTTTAGTACCCTTTTGCATAAGGATTCGCTTTGTAGTCTATGCAACGTCAGGAGGGCAGTAACCTGTCTACAAAGCTAATATGATGCCCTTCTTTGAAAACATACAGCACATCTAAACAAAAAGAAAGAGGCGATCCGAAGACCGCCCCTTAATCATAACACTCTGGAGAAATGTTATGCTGCGCCTTGTGATCCGAAGATACCGCGCCAGTCAGTAGCACCGAAGCTGTAACGCTCACGCACTTTGTAGCGCACGTTGCCAGTTTCGAAGTCACCCTCCATGCCTTTTTTCATAGGCGAGCGTTGGAACATTTTCAGTCCATCAGGAATATCCGTTTGGACAAACCACTGATCGCTGTCTGTTAGACGGCGCATGATGTGGTAGCCCTGTGGGAGATACCCGCCTTGACGAATCGCGTTGATGTCGTTGTCGGCAGTTCCTGTACGCAGTTGTGATTCCAGCAGACGCTCTGCAACAAAAGTGTAAGCAGTTGGGATAACCAACTTCGTACCTTGTGCCGCAACGCGAAGACCGCGATCATCTTTCATGTCAGCAATCTGAATAAGGATTGCTTCAAGTGACACTTCAGACAAATCGGCTGGTGTTGCCAAAATGTTAGACTGGTTGCCAGCCTGTGTTGGGTGTGTTGCACTCAAAAGAGGAGCGCCGTCACCACCATTCACAGTTGTCGCAGTGTTCAAAATGTTAGCCGCTTTGATCTCTTTAGTAGAGGCCATTGAGCGAGCCAACGCTTTTGTATAGCGAGAAGCAATCGAGCCATACTGGCCATCTTCTTCAGCTTCTTCAGTGATTGAGAAAGCCAAAGCGACTGTTTCATGCTGATAACGCGCAGTCCACTGTTGAGAGGCTGCGTCATACGAAACCGCAGAACCCTCTGATTTTGTTGGAGCATTTCCAAAACCTGCAAGG